CAATACTTGCTGCTGCCCATAATTGAACTTCTTGGTTACATTCTTTTTTTATTTGTAGGAGTAACATTTCTTCTTGCACTGCTAATTGTTGCTTCAATTTATGAGCTTTTTCAACGTCCACTCTCACGCCAAGAAATCGCATATCAACCAGACAAGGAAACAGATCCGTTTCAAGATTAAAAACATTTTGTAGTTTTTGTTCTTCAATTATCTTTTTAAAATATTGCCACAGTTCTAAAGTAAGTTCAGCGTCCGCTTCAGCATACTCTCCAACTTCCATAGCAGGTAATCTCCACATATCAGCTTTAGGATCTAATCCTCTTGACTTTGCAGCTTGAATTAATTTTGCTTCGTTCTTACCTTTTTTTAAAAAAGCCCAAGACAAAGTATTTAGTGTGTAAGAGAATCTATTTTCATCTATGAGACTGGCTGCAATCATAGTGTCTGTAATTAAACCATTGATTTTTATACCTAATTTACGTATCCAACATACGTCGTACATAGCATTATGAAATATTTTTTTTGCAGGTAAGGCACATACATCTGTAAACCAATCTAATACTTGTTTACGATCCATGTTGGGTCCTTCTTCATGAGCAATTGGATAATAAGCTTTCCAACCTTTTACAGCTACAGCTATGCCTACAATCTCACCAACTCCAATGATGGCTCCTGAACCCAGTTTCTTTAGGTTTGGATCACGTGTTTCTAAGTCAATAGCTATCTCATCATGCTTAGATAAATCTGGAAATTGTTTTGGTTGTAACCATTCTGTTTGCGGTACTATCATTTCTTTTTACCCATGTCTTTCATTGTTTTAATTTGTAATTCACAGTAGTGAATTATTTTCTCAAGATCTTGTATGCCTGCCTTGTTCTTATATCGGCACACATACTTTATAACATTGCCTTGAAAAAAAGAAAGATCATTCTTTGATATAAATTCATATGGTTGAATATGAAATTTTTTATAATGAGATCCTCCGATTTGTTTTTCTTGTGGTCCTTTAGCACTTTCAAATATACTATTGTCTGTCATAGTTTGTATCCTTTCGCTTTTATTCTTGCTTTTAGTTTATATAGATTGTTTTTTGCACGAGTGACTGCTACATACCACACTCTATCTTCCTCATCTGCTTTATCTTGACTCTTCTTTATTGCTTTCAATATCTTAGTTCCCATATCTAAACATAGAATTACATTATCCTGCTCACCACCTTTTATGGCATGAATAGTTGATGTCCAGATTCTAGCAGGTTTACTTAAATCTTCTCCCGCTTCAATTAAACCTAAGAGATAATCTTTATCTTCTTGTTCCATGTTTTGAAAAGATTCATACCAATCCTTTTTAAGGTTAAATTTTTCTCCCGTAAATTCTTTGATATCTTTAATATCTTTTTCCTCTAATTTAATATCTTGTTGTAATAGTTCGTATTTTTTAATTGCGTTATATGCCCGAACCCTGACGCTTTTTCCTCTGTTACTTTCAAAATATAAATTTTTTTTAATTAATTGTTTTTCTATTTTTATTAACCTTGATACTGTTCTAGTTAATATTAACCACTTACCCTCAGTCAAATCTATCTGATCTAAATTGGCGATCTCCTCACATTTTCCTTCATAGTCTCTTGGATAATATTTCTTTTCTTTTCTATTACCTACAATATTTTCTATACACATTTGTGATTGTTCTTGTATGACTTTTGATATCCTTCTAGACTTATGTAATACTTTTTCTTTTGCAGGTTCATTAATAAATCTATTTACATCAGCGCCAGCCCAAGCAAAAATAGCCTGATCATCATCTCCTGCAAGATAGATATCTTTACTTTTTTCTTTCAATTTATCATAAAGCTTCCACTGTAATGGAGATAAATCTTGAGCTTCATCAATAAATACTGCATCAAATTCTGGAATCTTATTGTCTTTCTCCAACAACATTTCTATCATATCATTAAAGTCCATCATTTTTTTCTTGTTTTTATATACTAAATAATTTTCATGTATGTGTTCCAACATATCCCATTCAACTTCTTTTGAATTATGTTCTCCACGATCAAACTCTTCTCTTATACCCACACATCTGTTAATAGCTCTGTGTATCAACTGAAAGTATGCATTATCACAAGTTAAAAAATTAGTCTCTTCTTCATTATATCTGTCGTAGTATTTTACCTTAACATTTAATTTCTTACCAAAATTTTCGTAGTGATATGGTTGCATCACATCGTCTTCGTTAAGTTTTAAAAGATTAAATGCAAATGAATGAAGTGTTTGAAAGTATGGTAGCTTCTTATCTTCAGCAGGCATTCTTTTCTTTGCCTCACCTGCAGCTTTTTTAGTAAATGCAAAATAACCTATCTTATGTAATGGTGTGCCAACTCTTGCGTAGGCTTTGGCTCTTGATATCAATCTATATGTTTTACCCGTGCCTGGTGGGCCATATATCTTGTATATCATTAAATAATATCCTCTTCATCTTCAAAGTCTACAATCTCTTGTACCTGTTTTCTTTCTTCAAAAATGTGTAAAGGTACTCTAAGAACTTTTATTGGTGGAAAGTATTTATCATCTTTGTCTTTACCAGGAAATCTTTTTGGTTTATTAAACAAAGCTTTCTTATCTTTATCATCGCTCTTAAATAATTCTTTTACCATGTAAGAAGTTCTTTGTGGATCTGTTTTCCATTCTCTAGTCTTTAGATCAGAATAAAATTCATCGTAGACAAACCATGCATACTTTTCATCAACCAAAGGTTTACCACTCTCAAATGATTTATATGTTGTAGCTTTTGGTCCATAAATATATTTCTCAAGATTCTTTAACAGAATATCCATAGGACTTGTACCTTCTACCGGTTCGATAGTTTCTACTTTTTCTTTGTCAAATAGAAGCTGCATTATTTCAATAAAACTATTACCTTTTAAATTTGGTGGAACTATAAATGCTTGTTCCATCAATAATGCTCTTAATGCTTTTTGACTTTCTAATTTGTAAATATCTTTCGCATGTACTTGTGCAGTTTCCCCATCTTCTCTTTCAACAGTAAACTTCCATTCTGGTGTAGGTTTGTAATTTATTTTTTGAAGTGCAAACATTCTAGGCCATAAGGGTTTATCATCAGATAAGATTCCATACTTTCTTTTTAAACACACTGGTTTAACACACACTGGTGATAGTAACTCTCCATTACATTGATAACCTTTTGTTTCTTTATCCCAACTTTTAATTTTTGTTTTGACATGATCATCTGTCCACTTAGAATCAAACTTAAAATAATTTCTTGCAGCTTCAACTATTTTATCTTTCCAATTATCTTTGTATTTCTTTTTAGCAAAAACCATGTAGTTGTATAAAAATCTATCTCTATCATCTGTCATTATTTCTTTTGTGAGAACTCCAAGACAAGGTGGACCATCTTTAAACTCTTCACCACTACCTTGTAGTTCATCTGAAATAATTTTTTCTTGTATATCTTTTAATTGTTTTTTACTTACTGCATTTAGTTCAATACATTTTACAAACATGTCTAAGGACATTTCAGTTCCATCAGGTGCTAATGCTCTTCGACCATCTGCATTGTATGGAAGATTTATAAAGTTACCATTTGCTTTATTACCTTTTTCATCGGAAGAACGTAAGTTTGTTTGCTTAGGAAATATCTCTGTCTTAATGTTTAGTTTAAATACATAAAGCATTTGTTCTAAGAACTGTCTTATCTCTATTGCTTTTACAAATTCAGTGGTGAACACATATAAATGTAGTCCACCACTTTTGGACAGGACAGGGATGATTGGTAAACTTTTTTCTTGTATTATTTTTAAATAAAATTCTCTATCAATTGGATACTTGTCTACATCGATTGCACCAAATCTTGCAGTGCCATCATCTGTACATGGTTGTATACCAATTGATTTAACTCCTGTTAAATGATCCTCGTAGTCTTTGTCTGTAACTTTTAACTGTGACCATTCATGTTTAAATTTTTTCTTCCCTGTTTCAGGATCTACATATCCCTCGTTTATTTTACAGACACCATAATTACGTGTTAACCCTGTAAAATACTTTATAAAATCTTTCATACCTATCCCTGTTTTTAAGGCGCCTCCAGTCTCCCTTCAGCGCCTTTGCTTGGCCAGCATCCCTTAAAGGGAAACTAGATGATGTCTTCGTTACTCTTAGTTGATGCAACCTGTTCATACTTAGGTTTCGCTGCACCTGCAAAAGCTTCTTCTTGAAGTTTTTTTGCAGTGTCATAGATAGATAAATCTTCTGGCTTAGAAATATCTAACATTCTCACGAAGCTTGGCTTATAGATGTGCCAACTCTTATCGCCCCAGTTTTTACCTGTGGTTTTAAGATTAAAAACTCCTGAATAAGCTGCGGGTTTAAATTTACCCTGCTCATCTTCAGCTTCAAGATTATCAAGTAGATCATTTAAAGTTCTACCTGAAGTTAAGTTAGAGGATCTCATAGTGATGACCGCTCTTCTTGCTTGACCTTTAATCAATGCTAGTACAAAGAAATACATAGTTTTTTCACAGTAATTACCGTTAGATAATCTGTACTTACCATTTTTTTCTTCTACTGCATCTGCAGGTGGATTGATGTGAGTACCGACTGGTGCTGCTGCACTGTCGCCTCTCTCTTGCCATTCTGGATATCTAGTGTGAGTATGACAAACAACTACATCGAGTCCTTTATCACCATCAATTAAACTACCAATACTTCCAGAATATATCATCCCCGGTTTAGCACCTTCAACGTATTTAGCGTTTCTAGTGTTACACTCAGGTGATAGTTGGTGAAGGATTTTTAAAATCACAGTTGATTTATCACTGGACTTTAATTCCTCTGTACCTTTTCCTGCATCGGATCTTAGGCTTACTGGTGATAGTGCACCTGCACTATTCTTTGCTACCATGTCTGTATTATTACTCATATATGTTTACTCCTATATATAGTTAGTGGTTTATTTTTTATTTTTTATTTTTGTTTGATTTCCATCAAACGTCCAAAAAAGATCTTCCGGAACTTCGTTACCTTTGTTCTTCCAATCTTCCATGGTTACTTTAAGAGTCATGGCATGAACTGCTTCTTTTTGAGAAGGTTCATAGCCCTGACCCTTTGCAAGGGTAGCATATTCTGCAGCCTTGTTTTCTTCGCCTTGACCAAAGTTAACTGTGATTTCATTTTTCACAATATCACCTAAGCCATTGTTTCGAAGCCATTGTATGCAATCAGCTTTTTTATCAGCTTTCATTGTTGCACTATAAATTTTTTTAACAGATAATTCTGAACCATCTTTTAATTTCAATGTGCTCAAATTCATCTTTTCCATAAGTTCAGGAATAGTAAAATTATTTAATTGTTTTTCTTGTTCTTTTAATTCTTTTAAACTAGCCTCTGCACTTGAGATCTGTGCATTGATAGAATTTAATTTTTCTATCTGTTCGGATAGTTGTGTTGGATCAATTGTATTTAATTGATCGGGTGCGTCGTCACGTAGATTTGCCATCTTAACTCCTTTATTTAAATTAACTTTCATGTTTCGTAATATAGAAACAAATTAATTTTTGTCAAGACTACTTGTTAAATAAATTTATTTCTATTGGAAAATAAGATGCTTGTATTCTGTCCCACTTT